AAGGCCAATCCACGCGGCGTGCTGTCAATCAAGGGCGACAAAATGCAAAGCAGCAATGTGTCAATGTTGCAAGAATTGTTCGGCTATCAAAACTTCGATGCCATGGAGTTCTGCTCGTGGAGCGAAACGGCCGAGGGGCGGCGCAAGCAAATCGAGGTAGTAAAGGGGCTTTTGCCTAAAAAAATACAAGACCGCATTAATGAGATAGATGCAGATGTTAAGGCCAAAAAAGCAGAACGTACCGATTTGAACCGCGATATTAAGCTGCTTTCGGCACAAGTAAAGGCAAGCAAACAAGGTCTTGCCACTGGTGACGAAAAAAAATACACCACGCGCATGGACGTTTCTGACTTGCTCAAAGTTCAGCAAGAACAGGCTCAAAACGATGTAAAGGCAACACTGGTGCGCAGTAAGTTGCAGGAAAGAGTAGACCAATTAGCCGCCATTCCTCAAAAAATCGAGGGTGTAAAAGCCAAGTATGAGCAAACAAAAGCGGCTATCGAAGATGAGTTGAGAATAGCGCAAGAACGCTTTAACCAACTAAAACAAGAATTGGACAAGCGCAATAGCATGGCGTTTGAAGAATTTGAAAACGCTCAAAAGGAAATTGCCGCCGAGAAAGCAGATGCCGAGGAGCGCAAGGCCAATTGTGAGAGTTGGCTCAAAGACTACGAAAGCACAATCAGAACGGCGGCCGACACTGATGCAATAGCACAGGCGCAGGCGCATAATGAAAAGGTAGCCATTGTAGAGGGCTATCTAGCAAGAAAGAGCGAACTAGACAAGGTGCAGGCCACATTTGATAATTTGGGCGGAGAAGTAGAGAAGTTACAGGCCGAGCGCGCCGAGATAATCGAAAACGCGAACTTACCAATTAGCGGCCTATCGTTTACAGAAGATGGCCTAACGCTCAACAATATGCCATTCATGGACGGCGTTGTGAGTGATAGCCAAAAAATGGAAGTGGCCGCCAAGCTTATTATCGCCGCCAACCCAACGGTTAAGGTGTTCAGAATTGCGCGCGGCGAAAGTTTGGGCGCAAAGCGTTTAAAAACTATCTTAGACGTTGCGAAAGCAAATGGTTTCCAAGGTTTTATCGAAAATGTAAAGCGCGGACAGGAAACCATGCAGGTGGAAGAGTACACAGAAGAATAAAATTTTGGGTGGGGTGAAATTCCCCACCCTTACAAAAGATGAAACAAAATGGAAATACAGAAAACAACAGATTACAAGCTGTTTAAGAAGTTGGACGGCAACCGCGATGTTAAGAGAACAAACGCGCTTGTGAAGTCAATACTAGAATTTGACTTAACAATGTATTCGCCAATCATTGTAAGTGAAGATTTCAGAATAATTGACGGACAACATAGGTTTGTGGCATGCCGAGAATTGGGGCTACCAATTTATTTTGTTGTGATGCGCGGAAAAAATGCCGAAAAGGCAATGATTGTTTTAAACAAATGTCAATCGCAGTGGCGTAATGGTGAGTTCTTTCAATATAATGTACAGAAGACAGGCGGCGTTTATTATGAACTCAAAGAGTACATCGACAAATACAAAATTCACTTGTCGAATGCCGTTATACTTTTCCCAAAAAAGCCTTTTGAAACGTCAAAAGTTCGCGATACCAATTTCGTTTTTGAAAAGTATGAGAAGTGTGACGAGTTGGCGCAATACTATCTAAGCCACGAATTTAAGGAACTGCCTTTTTGGCGTTCAAAGCCATTTGTAAGGGCTGTAAGGTACTTTTTTGACAAGTCAGACAAAAAGCAACTGGATAAGCTGAAAAGAAAGGCTTTGGCAATACCTCAATGCGCGAATAATATACAATATATTACAGCGTTCGACAACCTTGTGAGAATGAGAAGATAAACAATTTAATCGCAAAAAATATGGTGAGTAAGAGAAAAGCAAAGAAAATCGTTACAAAGCCAGTTGTAGCGAAAAAGCAAAAGCCAGTAAAAGAAATGTCTGTTAAGGAGTTGCTTTTAAGTTCTGAATTTAAAAGGACTTTGAAAAAGGTTGTTTTAGAATTGCAGAACGAACGCAAGCAAAAAAGTGTACTATACAATAAATACGAACTAAAAAGGCATCCCATTGACTACATTAACTTAGATGCCGCTTATCTTACGATAGAATACGCGGCAATTCTCAACAAGAAAAGCAAGTTATCTAGCAATGCGCGCCAATTCATTAAGGAACTATGCGAGGATGCTGCAAGAAAAACAATCAAACAATTACAAGACAATGAAACCGCGAGAGAAGTCCGCCACGGGGATAATTAACGATGCCGGCAAACTCTCCATGTACATGGGCGAGTTAAACGAGTTCTTTAAACAGCACAAGGGCGAGCGAGTTATAGCACGTTTCTTTGTAGCACCGAAACAAAGTAGTGCCGCATTGGTTGGGTATTATTATAATTACATAGTGCCTACAATTCGGCAAGGCATGTCGGAATTAGGTGAGCGAAAGACAGACGAGCAAACAGAATTGTTTTTGCGCGAGATTAGCCCAATTATGCAAGTCGAAAACGTTGATTTGTCAACATGTACGTACAACACGGCACTGAAAGAAATTCGTAAATGTTCAAATGCCGAATTGGTGGAGCATATTGAATTTTTAAAGCAATTTGCCGCCGAAAATCTAAACGTATTTATCGAAGAGCCAAATTTATTGTAATTATGAAAATAGAAAACTTTCAAAAAGCGAAACACTTGTGTCAAGAATATGAGCGGTTAAAAAGAGAAAACGATTATTTGCGTGATAAATTTACGATAAGTATATTTATGGGCAAAGAGAAAATTCTTGTGTCTGATGAGTTTTTAAAAGAATTGCGCAAGGACTTAATTGAGGAAAATAGAAAAAAACGAGAGGAATTGCGCAAACAAATAGAAGATTTGTAACATGTTTTGCAAGTGTGGCCAAAAACCTAGATTTTACCCATTAAAAAGTTGGCGCATAAACCACTATCGTTATACGCCGAAAGGATTTAGCCGTGTTAAGTGCCTAAAATGTGGGTGCGAATGGCTCACACGCAAGGCTTACACAAAGTATATTAAGAACTTAGATTTAACTTTCAAATTTTAAAAGATGATTTACGAAATTAAAGATGTGTTGTTTTTCGATGTGGAAACAACGGGAGTGCCTGAAAAAGGGTTGAAATGGGATGTCGATTTTGACAAATTCCCCTTTGTAGTACAATTCGCGTGGCAGAAAGATGGAGTGTTGAAAAGGCATTTAATAAAGCCAATTACGCCCAAAGGAATAGCCTTTGAAATCCCAAAGGAAACGACTGAAATACATGGCGTATCGACTGAACTAGCGATGCGCGAGGGGCGTTTGTTCGAGGATGTTGTTCAAGAATTTGTACAAGATTGTACAACTTCACCGCTTATCTGTGCGCACAACATCTACTTTGACACCTCAATAATAAAGGCCAACATTATGCGCTATCTAGGTAAGGAGTACTATGATAGCAAGGTTGAGAGCGCATTGTTCAAGGGCAAACGTATTGATACCATGATGAAAACAATGAAGTTTGTCGGGGCTACATTCCCCAATAGTAACCGCATAAAATTCCCTACATTGGAGGAACTTTACGCGCGTTGCTTTGATGGCAAAAAGTTCGGCGCACATGATGCAGGCGAGGACGTCAAGGCACTAGCAGAGTGCTTGCCGATTATTGTAGAACTGGGCTTTGTTAAGTTGGAACAAAAGGAGTACAACGAGGACGGCACGCAAAAGAAAGGGGCTGTAAAAAAGTCTTCGAGCATCCCCAAAACGAAAATAGTAAAGGCAAAAGGGCTTTTTGACGAAGTGGACAAGAAAGCGAAAGAGGGCGTTTCGGCTGAAAATGTCACAGAAGAAACACCCAAAAATCCGCTTTTGAGTGGTGAAACTTTGTGGGGGGAGGACAAGTTTTGATAGAGTACGTTGTTAATATTGCTTGTGTTTTAATTCTCCTTGTAATGGCCGTTATTGCGTGTGCGTTTTTCTGCTTTATTGTAGATTGTGCCAGAGAGGAGAGGGCAAAAAAAGGAGTTTCAGAAAGAAAATTATCTGATGAATTGCTAATGCAATACTTAGATATTCGCTTTTCAGACGAAACAGAAGAGCAAAGCATAAGGCGAAAAATCGACACATTAGAATGTTTGGCCATTGAATTGCGGATGAAATCTAATGCGTGTGAGGTGGCCAGTGATTTTAAATACATTAAAAACAAAAAACATGGAAAAAGAAAACAAAAAGCCAATTCCGAGTAAAAAGGCGTTTACCCTGTCAAAGGCCAAGTTAGCCAGTGGCGGCGGCCTAGATGTGCATTATGAAGTTTTGGAGAAAGATGGTAATGAAAATTACCTCAACAAACATCATGATGAGTGCGCGCAGGACGTTCACCCCGAACTTAGCGAGTTATTTAAAGAATTACGTCCAATAGTTGGCCGAATATTCAACATTACAAGCTTTAAAACTCTGATGGAAACAGAGGAGTTTGGTGCAAGTGACGAACAAAAAATGTTAGGCGAGGAGTTCGCGCACGAATGTTTGGACAAGATAGAAGTGCGCGGAATTTCGCTAAGCGGAAAAGACGATAAAGTAGGCGTTGTTATCACATCCGTTTACGAAGTTGCAAACGGCCAAAAGGTGGCCATTAACACACCGCGTTTACGACTAGGTAGCGAAACGTGGGGCTTTGAAGAAGAGTTGGAAAACATAGTTTACGGGATTGAAAACGAGGTTTACGAGTTTCTTTTTATTGGCAAAAAGGCCGAATTGTCCCTATTTGGTGAAGACCAAGGAGAGGACGAACAAGGCGGCCAAACAGAAGATGATAACTATTAACAACATTGGCGGAGCATTGCGCTCCGCCTTTATATTACAAACATGGCCATACTAATAGAAGATGTAGCGTGTTATCTGTATGCGCGCGATAAAGGCTTTGAGCCACTTGTTGACAAGCGATTTGAAATGCCTATAAGTGTACGCGTGGATGTACAGTGGCATTTATTCGGCCGTGGCCATTCGATGGCCGAAAATGAAAAGTTTTATCGCTATTGTTGGCGAATATATCCGCACATCTGCCAAGAATGCTTGCGGCCGCTTGGCAATTATTCGGCCGTATATATATCGCACATACGCACGCGCGGAGCATTCCCCGAAATGGCGCACGATGTTAGGAATGTGAATGTACTCTGTTTCAAGCATCACAACCAGTGGGAAACTGGTAATAGAAAGGCAATGCGGATATATCCGCGCAATGCCATGACAATAGAGCAGCTTACAAAAGAGTATAACGAGTTTTGGCGGCCTTAAAATATGCTTAATTGTTATAGAATGTAAACAAAGGGCGTTTTCGTGGGTATTTGTGTTAACGAAATTCAAAACGATAATATTTATTTGTTTTTTGCTTGCAGGTTTCAAATATACTTTGTACCTTTGCATTGTGATTAAGAAACACACATATAACATTTGTTTCAAGGTCACGCAACAAACTTGCCAAAGTATAAATGGTTTTGAAAGTCGATGCAGGGACGGACAAGTAAAAACACAAAGAAGCCTAAGCCCTTGGTGGTATGGTGAGCGGTCTGCATAACTCCTACCAACGCAAAACATCGTATGCGCGTTGATGTTAGCCCGAAAGGGTGCGGTTGAAAGCCCGAAAAGATAACCGCTTAAAACGGCTGATGCCCTTGGAGTTGGGGCGTGGAACTCACCACGAGTTAAAAAAAGAGGAACTTCGCGCATGCGGACAATAGCCTGTAAAGTTGGGGTGTTTAAAAAATCCGTAGAGTACGCATTTATGCGTAAGTACCCACTTAATCTAGGCATGGCACTTGTAAACCTTTTAGGTTATGCAAGAGTGGTTGGGCAATAATGTGAGTGAACCCCCGTAGAACTCTACTCAATAAGCGTTGAATGCGCGCGATTTAGCACTTATCATAGTGCAGCATCAAGGAGGACGCTCCTTGCGCAGGTCAGCAATGCGCTGAAAGCTGAAATCCGCAACGGTGGCCAACCATGAAAGCTAGTGGTTTGGTGCTAAGCAAGCGGCAAAGGGCAAGCCCACGGCTTGGGCTAAGCGAATGCCCCGCGCGGTGTTTTTAGTGTTTTTGACACCGCATTTTATAAAAAAGATGGAGGAACTAACTATGACGAACTTTTTTAACTTTAAGGCGGCAAAAAATGATGACCTTTGGTGGCATTGCCTAGCAGATGCCGCAGGGGGCATCCTCGATGAGGAGGATAGTTTTTTAGCAGTTGTTGATGTAAGGGTGGGGCGTAATCTTACTGCATGTGGCCATAAGTTCCGTATGCCTAGTTTTGATAATTTAAGTCGTGGATGGGTACGTAGAAATGTACCATAAATATATTACAAAGGCCAATTGTGCGAGCCTTAACCAATTCGCGCCATAATTTTTAAATTAAAAAAGATGAAGAAGTATATTAGTAATGCGTTTTCATTGCAGATGATTGACACAAGCAAGGAAACGAAAATCAGTGTCACCCCCATCAGTGAGGGGGAGTTTAATGGTGCAAAAGCCACGGCCGTGTCTGCCGTTGGTCACCCCGATACCGCGGCCGTTTTGGGCGTTCCTTTCAATAGGATGAGCCTAAAATTAGAGCAAGGCGATGAGTTGTTTGTCGCCCAGCTTGTTGGCGGCCGTCTGCCAGAGGGATGCACCGAGTTGCCGCAAGGCTTTAAGTTCACCTACTTAAAGGTGACACTAGTTTAACATATACCACTAGCTTAGCGGCTAGTGGTTTTGTAGTATCTAAAAAAAACGAATATGGAAAATAAAAGAGGTGGTGCGCGTAAGCGCGCAGGTAGAAAAAAGTTGGGCAAAACCTCGATTATGGTTTATCTTTCGCCAGAAAATGCCGAGTTTGTGCGAGAAATGGCAGAAAAATATTACAAAACACTTTCCAGTACGGTGGAAGAGTTCATTGTTCAAGCGAGAGAAAGGGCTGAAAATGAGGGTTAACAAGCCTAATTACGCAGAAATATCAAGGCGCAGCGTTCGCGCAGATTTTGCGCCTAGGAAATTTCAGCAGCGAGAAAAAAGAAACGAAAGGCCGCAAAGTGAGGATGTACGCAGAATTGTGTTTGTTAATCCGAATAGTGGCTATTTCAAGTACAAAAACTTACTTCTAGGCAAACAAGTGCGCTTACTTCGCGAGGCCATTCTTGGCGGTTGGTTTTGTGAGTTTCTGAACGACCACGACCGCAAGGCCGTCAATGATGCAGCAGGGTGGAGCAATGAAAAAAAAGAATACTTGTTTGATGGGGTGAAATTCAAATAAAAAAATGAGTGACAAGTTAATTGAAAACATCTTTGGGCTTATTGCCTTTATAGTTGTTTTCGTTGTGTATTACCTAACAATTCGGGAAAAATGAAAGCTGAAAAAGGTTACAAATTGGTGTTTTGGGGGTTCGTATTGTTGACCATATTCTGTTACATCTACACACTAGTAGATGTTGTTAGCGCAATCTTTAAAATCTTCTAGTTATGGCAATAAACAAAGTTATATTACTGGGTAATGTCGGCAATGTGCCTAAAATGCACACTTTTGACGATGGCAGAAAGGCCGCGCAAATATCATTGGCCACGTCAACGCCCGAATACACAAAAAAAGACGGCACAAAGGTTAACAGCGTGACAGAGTGGCACAACGTAGTACTATACACACCATTAGCCGAAATCGTAGAAAAGTACGTGCATAAGGGCGATAAACTCTATATCGAGGGGCGCAACCATTATCGAGAGTACGAGGCAAATGGCGTTAAGCAATACTTTACGGAGGTTATTGCCAATAGTTTGGAGTTGTTAACGCCGAAACCAAAGCAACCATCGCCAGAGCCATTCGCAGCGGCTGCACCACAACAACAGCCGGCGCAAATGGCACAAGTGCAACAAGCGGCACAACCCACACAGGCGGCGCAAGGAAATTCAGATGATTTACCATTTTAAGTAAAAATGTTATGCAAGTCGACACTAAAAAATATGATGCTGAAAAGCATGAGAAGTATTGCGCATTGAGCGTTAAACAGCCTTTCGCGGATGATTTGGTAAGCGTGGCTAGCACTGATGTAGATGGCAATTCTTATGGCATTAAGAGCATTGAAGTACGTAGCAGATGCACGACTTATCGCGGTAAATTGCTGATTTGCAGTAGTAAAAGCCCCAAAATACCAAACTTACAAAGTGGCTGCATACTTGGCTTTGTCGAGGTGTATGGCGTGAAACGTGTAGAGGACTTTACGCAGGAAGACTGGGACAAGACGCGAATACCACGTGCGCGCCGTGCGGAGATAAAAACGGGCTGGGGGTGGCTTGTACGAAACCCCAGACGAGTTGTAGAGTTGCCAATAAAAGGGCAATTGGGTATTTTTAATGCCCTTTTTGAAAAGGGCGATATTGTCGAATATCCACAAGTTTGCAAAGTCGATAAAGAAGATTTTGAATTACTCAACAAATAAAAAAGATGGAAAACGAATTAAAGAAAATCGAAAACGGAATAAAAGAACTTATGGCCGCCATTGAAAGGCAGCGTAATGAGTTGAACAAGTCCGCTAGCGTTAGGCGCACAAAGATGTCGCGTGACGAGAAAAAAGTAAGGGAGCAATTGTTTTCATGTAAGACTTATTTGCGTTTCGCAAAAACAAGCATCGAGAACATACGCCAAAGTGTCCAATCAATCAAAGAAAACGTGTAGTTATGGAAATCGAAAAAATCTTTTACGAGCAGTTAACCAAATGGTTGGCACAGGATGAAAACAATAGTATTATTATCATTGCCAATGAAATTTCAGACGATGGGCAAGCGAAAGTTTTTGCATCTGTCCAAGGCAATGAAAAGCCGCTAATCACATCAATTGCGCAAACAATCAACAACAACAAGGGAATTAACCAAGTGTTGAGCGATGCAATGGCACTTCGGGACTATGTTAACGAGAAACGAAAGAAAACCAATTAAAAAGAAAGTTATGACAGAACAAGAATACTTGCAAAAGTCGAAAGAGATTAAGGACAAAATTAACGCCTTATATTCAAAACAATTTGACTTAGATGCAGAGCATATAAAGTGTAATGCGCCTTATGAGATTGGGACGAAACTTATTGCTCGTAATAAGTTCAGCAATAAAACGTTTGTCTGTTGGGTCGTTGGCTATTGTGTCGAATACAATAAAATTGTTATGTTCTACAACGATGCTAAAAATAATGGTGAACGCTCAATGCGCCAATATAAGGCTGATATTTCTTGCTTAGAAATGCGAATTGCAGATGATGACAAAGATAATAAAGATAGGGCGAACGGGGATTTGTTTTAGCATCAAAAAACTAGGCAAAAACAAGATTGTAACGCCTTACATTTCCATTGCGGTTATTAACGGAATTGATATTTGTGTAGATGTGTGTATAGGGGCATTATTTTGGCAAGTTTGCTTGCGTTTTATATGCCTTAAAAACTTTGATAAGTGAAAGAAAATCACTATATTTGCATGTAAATAAACAAGTAAAAAGCAAAAAGATGAAAGAGAATAAATGCCCAACTTTCAATGATGGGGCAAAGAAAGAAATTGCCATGTTATTAGACAAAGTATTTGGCAAAGATATTGACGGACGTATGAGCGAATTTCAGTTGCTTTTTGATGAGTTAAGGGTTATGAAAATGACTAACAACGCTTATCTTGCCGGAAGTGAGCCATACAATAACGAACAAATAGAGGTCGTGGCCGCACAAGCTGTTGGAACTCTATACCATATTTTAACTTTATGTGGGTTGGATTTAGCAGGGCTATTGGCCAACTACATTGAGCGCGTAAAAGATGGTACATACACTTTGCAATCCGCGCCAAAAGAAAAAATGCTAAATTTTCAAAGCTATGAGTTGGAATACGTTCAAAATGGGGTGATTTTCAACAACAATATAGCAAGGGAGGTTAATGTCTTTGAGTTTGAAGACGGCATTTCAAAAGCCTTGTCTATTCGTAGCGTAAGAGAGAAGTTAGGCGCGCTAATCATGTCAGATATTGAATACATCGTTAACGAGGACGATGGGAACAAATATAAAGTTGAAGTTGTTATCAAGAAAGAAGATTGCTAGTTTATTAATTATTGTTTGTAGGATGGTGGAGCGCGTGAGCGTTCTGCCATTTTTCCACAAAATAAAAAAGTGTAAAAAATGGAGCATAACGAACATACACATACAGCAGATACAGAGTATAACCGCATGAATGAAGATTTGCGCGGTAATCTTTCATTTGGCGAGGACAATGCGGAGTATAACGAGTTTGTAGACAAGTTCAAGAAAAAAAGAACATCAGACGATTGTTATACGCCACAAAACGTGTACGAGGCTGTTGTGTCGTGGTGCGAAAAGGAATATAACATTGACCGAAACAAGATTGTGCGGCCTTTCTATCCTAACGGAGATTACAAAACATTCCAATATGGAAAGGATTGTATAGTTTTGGATAATCCGCCGTTCTCAATTTTGGCGGAAATTGTGCGTTTTTACGTTGAAAATAACATAAAGTTCTTTTTGTTCGCTCCATCATTGACTTTGTTCAACTCGTGTACGACTTGCACCGCGGTGTGTGTTGGTGCTGAAATAATCTACGAGAACAAAGCCAATATCAACACATCATTTGTTACTAATATGAATGGTAAGACGCGGTTGAGGTCTGCTCCAAGCCTTTACCAAGCAATAAAGGCGGCAAATGAGGAAAACCAAGGCAAGAAAAGGCCAACGCCAAAATACAAATATCCCGCACATGTGGTTACGGCCGCTAGTATATCGTATTTATCTAAGTATGGCATAGAGTTTAGTGTCGATGAACTCGAAACGCAGAGAATAGCCGCACTAGACGAACAAATAAAGGTTAAGAAGATGATATTTGGAAGTGGCTATTTGCTTTGCAACGAAAAGGCGCGAGAAAACGAAATATCAAGACGTTTAGCCGAGATAAATTCAGATATGAGGATATGGAATTTATCAGATGCCGAGTTAAAGAAAGTAGAGGAACTAGACAGAGGACACGCAGAGTTGTTAAGAATTAGGCGTGAAGAGTTCAGACAGATGGGGCAAGAATAGTATAACATAGGTCTGAATTATACATAAACAATTAAGTAACAAGGGGTTAGTTATGAAATATACGAAAGAAGTAAAAAAAATAATATTCGATGCGATAGCCGCAGGCGATACGCAGGTACAGGCATGTGTAAAGGCAGGGGTTAAGGAGAAAACTTTTTATCAGTGGAGAGCGCAAAAAAGTGAGTTCGCAGACCTTGTAAAGAAAGCCCACGACAAGTATAGGGAGAGTTTGCAGCACAAATTAGAAAACGCGTTGTGGAAAAAAGCCACTGGTTACGCCGAAACAGAAACAGAAACAGAATACACGCAGGACAAGGACGGCAATTTGGTAGTAAGGCGTAGAAAATTGCGTGAAAAGCGTTACTCACCTGATACGGCCGCGCTTATATTCGCCTTGTGTAATATCGCTCCACAGAAGTGGAAGAACATGAGGAATATACAAAGTGAGGATATTACGGACAGACCGCAAGAAGATTTGACCGAATACCACTTTGAGGGCATTTCGGACGATATATTGTGTAACATTGCCGATGCCTTGCAGGATGCTAAGGCAGAGGAAGAGAACAACAAGAAATAAGGAGGCTTTTTCAATGGTAAAAGGATTTAGGACAACACCAAAGGGGAGAGCAAAAGCCGAAAAGGCGGTGCAGCTGTGCAGAGAGTGCGCGCACGCTACATGGGTAATGAAGTGGGCGCATATTGACTTAGAGGGCAATCCAATTTGTTTAACTTGCCCATACTCAAAGGCTTACATATTACGCAGAACAAACGCGCATGATTGTGAGCATTATGTCAAAGGCACGCCGAAAGTAGGTGAGAAAAGTTTTTAATTATTTTACAAACTCCCTTTATCTCCCCTTGGGGGCGACTGATACTAACTTGTTGATAATCAACAATAAGTATTTTTCGCCCCTTTTTGCTTAAAACTTTACAAAACATGGATAAGGACAAGCTAATAAACGCACTTCGTAGTAACCCCGAATTATTCGTAATAGCCGCGGCACGCAAACGGCTGCTTAATTTCGCGCGCTATATATTGCCAGAGTTCAGTTGTAGCGAGTTCCATAAGAATTATTACCGCGTGCTAGACTTGTTCGCACATGGTAAGATAAGAAAACTAATAGTACAAGCACCGCCACAGCATGGCAAGTCGCAAGGTAGCAGCCGCTTTTTGCCTGCCTTTATTTTAGGAATTGACCCCGAAAAACGTATTTGTATAGGCTCATACGCTGCAACGGTTGCACAAGACTTTAACCGCGATGTACAAAGAATAATTGATAATGAGCGGTACGCCAAAGTATTTCCTAATACGTGCCTTAACGGCTCGAACGTGGTTACAATCGCAAACAATAGCTTACGGAATAGCAATGTATTTGAAATAGTCGGGCATAAAGGTTCACTTCGTGTAGTAGGCCGTGGTGGGGCATTGACAAGTAAAACAGTTGATATTGCGATACTCGATGACGTGTACAAAGATTATGCGGAGGGTAACAGCCCAATTGTACGCGATGCCGCATGGAAATGGTACACAACCGTTGTGCGCACACGCCTACACAATGATAGCCAAGAACTTATTGTGTTTACTAGGTGGAATAAAGACGATATTATAGGCCGCTTAGAGAAAACAAACGAAAAGATAATCGATGTCAAAAATTGGTCAGACTTGGACAATATCCCAAATGGCGCATGGGTAAGAATAAACTATGAGGCTATTAAGACTAGTCCGCCCACCGAGATAGACCAACGGCAAGAAGATACGCCGTTATGGCCAATGCGGCACAACCTTGCGCGATTGAAAGAACAACAAGCGTTAGACCCAGTTCAATTCCAATGCCTACACCAAGGCAATCCAAGCAGCGCGGAGGGGCTTTTGTACCAACCTTTTAAAACATGGGTTGAAAAGTCAGACTATGGCACATACATACGCAGCGGCAATTACACGGATGTAGCGGACGAGGGTGATGATATGCTTTTTTCTGTGTGTTACGATATTTATTTATCGCCAAATAAGGCATACAATGAGCGAACGGGCAATTTTGAGCCTATTCTATTTGCATTGGTAACGGATATGGTAGCCACGGACGAGCCGACAGACGTCACAACAATAACTATCCCCGAAATGATTAACCGAAATGGCACGCAAAAGGCATGGATAGAGAGTAATAACGGCGGTTCGCAATTTGAAAAGGTGGTGAAGACAAAAGTTAAGGCGTTAACAATCCCATTCCATCAGAGCAACAACAAGGAAAGCCGCATTATCACAAGTTCGGCAATGGTCAACCAAAGTATTATCATGCCGTTCGGATGGGAAAAGCGTTATCCGACAATACACGAGCATTTGACGAGTTTCTTGCGTAATTTCAGAGCAAACAAGCACGATGATATAGAAGACGGCCTTACGGGAGTGTACGAAAAAGAAATTGCAACAAAAAACATACATCCGTACGGCAAGCAAACGCGCGGCGTGGTGCGGAGGAACTAGCCACAGGCGCACAAATGGCAATTTGTTTGGCATTTCCTTTCATGTATGAGAAAAAAAACGTATATTTGTCGAGTGAAACTCAATGGGTTAGAGTTTTTAAATTACAAGTTTCATAATTATTAATAATTAAACAAAGTAAATATGGCTAGATTTTGTCAGTGTCCGGGGCTTGCCGCTCTTAAATCAATTCCGAACGCAACTTGCTCGGAGGGTTTCGGACAAATTCAAAAAGTAATTTTCCAACGCTTGCGCCAAGACAATGGCAAACCAAATGCGTTCACAACTGAAAAGCCTATCACCAAGTTGGCCAACTTAACGCCACTTCTTGCAGCCAATGACAGCACGAAAATAGTAGTTTCCCCGTACTTGCAAGCCCCAAGTGCAGAACCGGGAGCGGCACGCAAGTTTGGCGGTGGCAACGACACTTTGGGCGGCATTGAAATTACCATTGGCCGAGAGCCTACCGCGTTCACGTGTGTTATCCGCAATGCCCCTCAATCGCAGATTAAGGCAATGAAGTATCTCAGTTGTGAGACGGATGTCCAAAACCTAGGTGTATTCCTTGTAAACGAGGACGGCGCAATAGGTGCGATTAAGGATGCAAAAGGCGTGGTTACGCCAATCCCCATTTTTAACTTGTTTATCAGTGACAAGGGATTTGGAGGGTTTGAGAACCCCGACAGCAACAACGTTAGTTGGAGTTTCCTCCCCAATTGGAGCGATGATTTTGTAATAATCGCACCCGACGACTACAACCCACTTACGGACTTGAAAAACGCGTAAGTATGGGATGCAAGGTTACGTTAATCGAGTTGTTCAACGACACTTTGGGCGTAACGCGAGAGTTTGAAGTAACGCACGCCGCTCGTCTGTTGGCAATGCCCAACAATGGCGGGTGGCGTTTGCCCGAAAAAAGTAACTACATATTCAACGGCCATGATATTGAGTTTAGACGAGATAAGGCAGATAATCGAGCAGCCCAAGAATAGGGACGCTATTGACAAGGCGGGCGCGCAGCAGGAGCGGATTAAATTCCACACTTGCACGAATGTAACGCCTAACCTTAATAGGCCGCTTTCCGATTTTTTGGGCATGGTTGGAAATTTGTTGCCAAAGGACAAATTCCGCCAATTCAAACTTATGTTTCGCTTTCCTGTCAGAACGAATAGAACGGCAGGAACAATTTTTGACAAGTTAAGTCGCGTTTTTGACGGACGAAACCCCGCGTTTAACTACCAATTTACTGACACAAGTCTTCGAGAGGACTGGGAGAAGTACCGCACTGAGGTACTGAATGAGCCAAAAGTTTGGGCTACTCGTGGCTGGGATTATTTCAAAACCGAAATAAACTCTATTCTTGTAGTCGATATGCCACACGAGCCTAATAAGTCGGATGAGTTCGAGCAGCCTTATTTTTATTGGTTGACCATCGACAACGTTATAAGCTATCTAGCCAAGCCATGCGGACAAATGGAATACATCGCATTTAAGCAGCCTAACGACCAAATCGCAGTTTTAGACGATGCTTTTTATCGTGTATATTCATACAAGGATGGTGTATTGTCTACAAGTCCTATCGTTGAGAAGTCGCACGGCCTAGGCTACACGCCAGCAAGGTTTTTTTGGGGCGAGCCTTTGAATATTGCAAACCCCGATATTAAGAAAAGCCCCTTATCGCTTGAATTGGAGTCGCTTGAATGGTTTTTGTTTTTCCATCTATCAAAGAGAAACTTAGACTTGTACGGCGCATATCCGATATATAGCGGTTACGAAATGGAGTGCGATTTTCATAACGACGAGAGTGGGGAGCATTGTAGCGGCGGTTTTCTGAAAGACAAGAAAGACAATTATCTGTATGATGCTAGCGGCCTACTTATGCGATGCCCAAAGTGTGGCGATAAGCGGATAGCGGGTGTTGGCTCATTTATCGAGATACCAATTCCACAGACAGGCGCAGCAGGGGAGGAACAACCCGATTTGCGCAATCCAATTCAGATGCTCACCGTTGACCGCAGTTCTTTGGACTACAACACAGAAGAAAGCGTAAGGCTTGAAACAGATATTGTTAAGGCATGTGTAGGCACGGACACCGAGGGACTTGTTAACACGCAAGCTATCAACGAAAAGCAAGTTAACGCCAACTTTGAAAGTCAAACAACCATTCTGAACAACATTAAGAAAGGTTTTGAAGATGCGCAAAAGTGGGTTGACACAACAATTTGCATACTTCGTTACAAAAAGGGCTTTTTAGGCGCAACAATCAGTTACGGCACAGAGTTCTACAATTTGAGTGCGAACGACCTCCGCAAGCAATACAAGGATGCCAAGGACAGCGGCGCGAGTGATGCCGAGTTGGATGCCTTACAAACTCAAATTTTGGAAACAGAATACCGCAATAACCCAGCAGAGTTAAAGCGAATGCTAATCTTACGAGAATTAGAGCCATACCCACACTTGACACTTTCAGAAGTGGCAGAATATCATGGTAAGGGCATTATTTCCAATGAAGATTTGGCAGTTAAGCTGAATTTCTCTAACTTTGTTAGAAAATTTGAACGAGAGAACGCCAATATATTAGATTTTGGCAGTGAAATAGACTTTTACAAGAAAATAGATATTATTAAACAAACATTTAACGATTATGCAGGACAACAACAAAACCCCGCTTGACCAAATAGCGGAAAACTACCAAGTACAGGAGGGTACAGAACATCTGTACCACGTGGCTCTTTGGATGGAAGAGTATGACCCCAAAACAGGTAAGCCTGTTCACACGCCAACAACCGATGTGTTCGGCGTTCAAACGTTTGAAAGGAACGTGAGTAACTTTAAGAAGTTGGGTTACACTCTGAAAGTTCTGCACGACCCACGCGAGTTCTTGAAGAACCAAGCCGAGCAGGCGGCCGCGCGTGCAGAACAAGAAGAGCGAAACAAGATTGAACAAGCATTGCAAAAGCAGCGCGAGGAGTTCGAGAAAACGCGGCAAGCGGATATTGAACAGGCTGTTGCCAAGGCACTGGCCGAGCGCGACAAGCAGGTAGAGCAGGCCGAAAAGCCTAAAAAGCAAGACAAGTAAGAAAGTTTACAAATTAATAACAAAGGGTAAGTTATAAATTATGGCATTAACGCAAGAAACGATTAAGGCAAACGCCGAGTTGGCAGGTCTTACAGAGCAGCAAATTAGCGCGTTGGTTCAGATGAGCCAAAACGATGAAAACGATGTTATCGGCCGCCGCATAGGTGAGTTGTACAGAGGTATGGACGAAAGTATTGCAAGCGCAACGGGTATAGCGCGCAATGGCGATGAGAAAACTTACAACTACCTCAAGCGCGCCGCTTTGGAACTGAAAGCGAAAGCAGACGGAGCAGCGGCGCACCAAACTGAAATTGAAAATCTCAAAGCGGAAAAGACACGCTTAGAGGAAATTGTCGCAAAGGGTGGCGACAACAAGGAGGTTACGGCACAGCTTGAAAGAGCAAAGGCGGATTTGGCCAATGTGCAAAAAGAGTTTGCCGAACTTAAAAAAACGAACGAAAGGCAAAAAGGCGACTTTGAAAAGCAATTGCTTAACAATCGAATTGAGAATGAATTGCGCAACGCAACCGCCAATTTAAAGTTTAAAGCCGAATTGCCCAAAAACGTTACAAAAATGATTGTTGCCCAAACACTCGAAAAGGTTAAAGGGTTCAAACCTCAATTCGAGGACGATGGCAAGGGCGGTAAGGTGCTTACATTCCACAATGAAGACGGCAGTGTAATGCGCAATGCGGCTACCAACTTAATGCCTTATTCGGCCGCTGAACTGATAACGCGTGAATTGAACGAAATGAAAGTTTTGGACACGCAAACACAAGGCGGTAGCGGCACTAAGCCGACAGGACAAGGCGGTGGCGCAACAATTAGCGTTTCGGGCGCGAAGACCCGTTCGGAGTTCATCGACCTAGCAGCACAGACACTAGCAGCGCAGGGCATTGTACGGGGGTCAAAAGACTATTACGTACAGATGGACAAAATTTGCGGAGAAAGCGAGGAATACCAAGCTTTACCAGTTATTTAGTATTATTATTCGGGCAGTGGGTTAGCCTATTTTTCGTAACACATAAAATTTTAGAATTATGTCCCTATTAGCAACCGTAGTCCAAGACTTACGACTACAAGCAAACGAACTAGACCGCAATATGGTTCAGATGGGCGAATATGGCGCGTTTGACTTCTTTATGCAGCAAACGAACTCGCCCACGTCAATCGTTCCCGAAGACGTGCGCCAAGCCGCATTTAACAGCATGGGAATGGACGTTTCAATACCAGTTATAGACTATAACGGCGGAGTAACGGTAACGAACTCGCGTTCGTGTACCATCCCAGACAATGACAATACTTCAAAATTGTACAAACTCGTTTGGACAACTTTGAGTACAGGTTTCTCAATTGTTCCGTCTGCCTACTCTAACAACAGCATTGGATTGCAGCGCGATATGTTACGCAAGTATCAGAATTGCGCGCGCGCTCTGCTTGAGAAGATTGACAGCCTAGCGGTAGCGGCTTTGGAATTGAACAAAACGCAGGTATTCAACAACCCAGCTTATTACGACAAGACAGGCAATGTAATTAACGTGCCTTGGCTCATGCGTGAGAGCATTCTAGGCGATAGCGGCGCGATGATGCGTGCCAACAAGTACGGCGGACAATTGCACGTTATTGGTAATTCGGGCATTGATATTAACGTTAGGCAGCTAGCGCAGAGCGGTGTTTACAACGAGAAGAACAAGCGTTTGGAGTTCACCGACAAAATTCTACACTACACCAACTCAATTGCTAACGAGAGTGGCAAGTTTGGTACTGGCTATGTAGTAGAGGACGGTAATTGCGCAATTCTTACACGTGTAGACCGCGATGCCGCGCGTAACGCGAAATCAACTGGACACGAGTGGGGTACGGTGATGCTACCTTGGTTTGACCTCGTTCTTGGTTATCACAAGACAGACACCACAGGCGACCAAAGCGCGACTAACGGAAAAGGCACGGCCGACCTAACTTGTAGCCCCAAGGAATATTACGGATTTAGCATTGATGTTTGTTTTGTTGTCGCGTACAACAGTGCACCAACTACAATCGCTAACCCCGTGATGAAGTTCCAAATCGAAAGGCCGGTTGGTGGCGTGCCGTCGGCAAATCCCGTATTCATTACGAACGATGCCACTAATCCAGTTAAGACCAAAGCGGTTTAACTTTGTTGTTTTCATAATGTGTACCGAGGGGGTGGGGCTAGACCCTATCCCCTCACTTTGCTTTAAAATATGTATAGACTAGGTTACATCGAAGATAAGTTATTGAATTTGGTTGGATGGCGACAAGACTACAATCCAGCCAAGGCAATTAACGAGGATTTGACAAAAAGCGAAAGTGGGTTGCAATTCCAAGATGCGCACCCCCTTGTTACGCTTAACAATATCCGTTCAATCATACCCGAAGATTTTATCTTTCATTATCCTGAATGGAACGGGTTTAGGACGTATCACAGGGGGCAAAAGGTAAGGTATAGGGATAGAGTTTACATTGCGCTTAAAGAGAGCGTAAACGAAACGCCCGACACACATGTAAGCGATTTTAACGATGATTATTCGCGACAAGATTTCGGCGCAGGCGACAAGCCGTGGGCAGGATATGACCTATTGAACGAGTATCTACAAGACCTAACGCGCGCAGGTATTCGGAAGATGGTACAAACGTTTATCCAAACAAAGGAGTTGGCCGAGGAAACAAAGACGTTACTCGACCGCGTTTCTTTTTTTGATGGTGCAGGCAGAATTAACAACGTTATTGAAAACACTAACTCGTTTGTAGGAATGGAGTTAACGCCCATTCGCAGCATGGGAGTTACTGCCAAGATAGAGCGTATAGGGCTGCAAGTGTCTGGCGCAACTGGTGTTATTAGGCTATACTTGTTCCACTCGTCACGCATTGAGCCAATTTCTTTTGTAGACGTGGAAATTACAAAGGCAAATGGCATGTTTGTTTGGGTTTCGCCGAAAGACTGGTATCTTCCTTATATGGGTCACGACACCAATTCTGGCGGCTCGTGGTATATAGGTTATGACCAAAACGCATTGCCTATTGGGATGGAGAGTATCAATGTATCGAAAGATTGGAGTAGAGAGCCGTGCGGTACGTGCAATATGGGTGACGTGAATGTTTGGCGCGAACTTACCAAGTACTTACAGATTAGCCCGTTTAGAAAGGGTGTTGAAAAAGATTGGAGCGGCCGCCCTGAACTATTCGATAACGGCGATATAATCTATCAGAATACAATGAATTTCGGCTTAAATATTGAGGTATCTGTATCGTGTGACTTGTCGGAGTTCATTGTCGAGCAACGCAGCATATTTGCAACGGCATTGCAGCAGCAAGTAGCGGCAATAGCCTTGCGAACAATGGCGTTAAACCCCGAAACGAGAGTTAACCGAAACCAAGTCAACGCCAGCCGCATGGATTTGCTTTATGAATTGGACGGCAATACGAGTGGGACAAGACCAAGCGGCCTAGGCCACGAGTTAAAGAAGACCTATGCGGCCTTACGATTGAACACGCAAGGGATAGACCGCATTTGCTTGAAGTGCAACAATCATGGTGTTAAGTATAGGGTGGTGTAATGGCTGTTCGAGAACTCGCAGACAAGTTGCGCGATTTCAACGACAAGTTAACAAATGGTGAGTACATCGCGCAAATCATAATTGACAATGAACCATTTATTGTCGATATGAACGCAGAAGTACAGCTATATGAGCAAGGCGAGAATGCGCTCGGAATGTCAATTGCAGATTACCAGCCTTACAGGCCGCTTACAATCCGAATTAAGGAAGAAAAGGGACAGCCAACCAACCGCGTAACACTTCGTGACGAGGGAGAGTTTGAAAGTTCTTTTTTTATTGAAGTAGGAAACGAAAGCTTTACCATCAAAGCGAGCGACTTCAAAATGGAAGAATTGGTAAAAAAGTATGGTGAGATAATGGGCTTAAACACAGAGCATCGCGCGGAGTTGATTTGGGAGTACATTTACCCCGAAATTATGGATAAGTTAAAAGAGAAATTAGCGAAATGAGGGCAATGACAAACAAAAAGGCAATAACGCCAATAATGGATAATGCCGTTATGCTAGATAAGGCAATAGCAGATTTGCAGCTAGGTTTAGCAAGCACAATAGGTTGGCTAGATGCCATTTTTGGCCGCGCGCAACGTATTACGCGAGTTGTTAACGGCAAAACTTACAAAGAGCCGTTTGTTTATGCAGGCGGAACGAATTACGTTAACGCCAACTATGATAACGACTATCTAGGCGTTAGCCCCGATGGCAATATAGGCAATTTCGCTTTTTTCGATGTGAACGAGCCGCACAGAATAGAGCCATATAATAGGGGCGTGCAAAATACAATCAAAACGCCATTCGCGTTAATTGTGTGGGTGGACTTGCGCCACGTGTTCAACAGCACCAAAGACCGCAATACGGAGCAATTGAAAGCACAGCTATTGCGCGAATTGAACGGAGGGTTTAAGCATCCAAATTGCGGCTATGAGTTCAATAAGATATACGAACTATCAGAGAACATTTATAAGGGCTACACACTGGACGAAACAACAAACCAATATTTGATGCACCCTTATTGGGCGTGCCGAATTGAGGGTGAAATTAAATACAACGAGCCTTGTTACGAATAAAAAAATAAATAATCATGGGAGTAGAATTTTTGAACGCAGTTATTTTAATCGGTCTTTTGGCCGCTTTTGTGCTTTTGTTCTTGCGCAAGATTGGAATTATCGAGCATGTGCAGGTGAAAGGCAATGAGTTTTTTTCAAAGATGGCGCATTGCGACTTTTGTTTGAGTTGGTGGACGTGCTGTGTACTTGCCTTTATCCTAATAGTGTTATCGCACGATGCAAGTTACATCGCATTGCCGCTTTTCGCCACGCCGCTAACACGCTATCTGTTATGAAAGAGATAAAGCTAGGTAAGCACGCAGTTAAGTTGTACGATGATATTTCGGAGTTGCCAATTAAGCGATTTCATAAGTACAATAAGCTGCTACTAGTCGATGCAGGAATAGGGTCAGACCTAGCCGACTTCGATGCCCACATAGAGCGCGTTGTACGATACATCCAAAATGGTAACAAGGATGCAGCGGGGCAAGAATTGTTGAATATGCGACAAAACTTGTATGCGGTACAGGCGGAGTTAAGCCCGAAACACAGTGCATTCGCGTGCCTTGTGGCAGAAGTGGACGGAGTGCCACGTAATGATATATCCGATGATGCTTTGCGCGAAACACTAGGCATGCTTAGTAGCGTTAGTGTTAGCGAGTTGGCCGCCCAGTTTGGAGCGGTCAAAAAAAAAATAGAAGATGACTTGCGCGTTTACTTTCCCAATTCGTTCGATGATGTTTCAACTAAGGAATATTACGACCAATTAAAGCGGCACACAATGCTAGTTTTGCAAGATATTGCCGAGGGCGGAGGAAATGAGCAGACAAAACAGCAGATAGAGCAGATAACGAACGCGCTAATAACGTATGCTAAGCCCAAATCTTACGAGGGAAAAGAGAGTGTTGAAATTAAGTACGACAAGCAATTTGAAAACATGTGTCTAGTTTTGAGCAAACATTTACACGTAAACCCGAAAGAGTTCACCGTACTGGAATTTTTCAACTCATACGAATATATGGAGGACGAAGTTAAGCGACAGAATAAGGCGGCTAAGCATTGATTTGCGTTAGCGGCCTTATATGGCATTAAGTGAGTAGATACGCGATAAGACGAAAATAAAGCCGACAGGCGCAAAAAAATAACAGCTAAATATGGCAACAGAAGTAAATCCCATACACTACAAAGATTTAGTTTCGCCCGATAATTCGATAACAGACTTAATTAAGCAGCTAGACGAACTTTCGGACACCTATACGAATACGCTCAAGAATATTAAGGGCGAGGCCATTCAATTAACAGCCAGCTTAAAGGGCGTAAGTGGCGCGACCGAGGAGGGGCGGCAGGCCACGCGCAAGGCATCGAGCGATGCCGAGAAGTTGGCGCGCGCGTACCGCGAAACGGCCTTTGCGGAGAGCGAAACAGCCAAGAAGATAGCCGAGTTAAAGCAGGCCACGCGCGAGGCTAATGAGTTGAACAAGCTTAACGTTAAGCTAGCGCAGTCGGCCGAGGGTAGTTACAATAAACTATCCGCCCAATATTCTATCAATAAGATATACCTCAACGGCATGACACGCGCAGAGCGCGAACAGACCGAGGAGGGGCGAAAGTTAGTAAAGCAAACGGCCGAAATATACGAGGAAATGAAACGCCTACAAGAAGTGACAGGCAAGCACCAGCTTAATGTTGGCAATTATGGAGATTTCGGCAAGCAATTCGAGAGCATAAGCGGCGGCGTTTCGGGCTATCAGGAAAAAATAAAATCCGCCCTAGGGCTGAACAATAAGTTTGGCGAAAGCCTTATCGAGGTGGGCAAGAGTGGCGGCGGCGTTAAGACCGCATTGGCCGCCATTGGTGACGGCGTTAAGGCGTTGGGGGCATCGCTTTTGACGTTGATGGCCAACCCTGTCTTTTTAGGCATCGCAGGAATAGCAGCAGCCGGCGCGGCCTTTAAATGGTGGTACGACTATAACGCAGGTCTAGTAGAGGCAACTCGACTAACTAAGGAGTTTACAGGCTTAACAGGCAATGAACTAATAAGCGTGCGCAATGAGATACAGGCATGTGCGGATGTGATGGGGCATGATTATAAAGATACTTTGGCATCCGTTGACGTGCTTATGTCTAATTTCGGTCTTAATGCAAAGCAAGCCCTTAAAGTTATTGAGGATGGTTACGCCAGTGGCGCGGACTTGTCGGGGGATATGCTCGACAAGATACAGAACTATTCGGCCACATTCCACGATGCGGGCATAAGTGCCAGCCAAATGGTGGCTATATTATCACAAACGCGCAGTGGCATTTTTAGCGATAAAGGTCTAGATACCATTACTATGGCATCTAAGAAAATTCGCGAAATGTCAACGGCCACACAGGATGCAATGAAAGGCATTGGTATTGACGTTAACCAAGTTCAAAAAGACCTAGCCACAGGCGCGCGCAATACGTTTGACGTTATCCAAGAAGTTAGCACCAAGATGAAGAATTTTGGCGCAAACAGCACGCAGGTTGGCGCAATTCTAAAAAACGTATTCGGAAAGAACGGCGCGGATGCAGGTATAAAACTCATTGAGCAATTGGACACGATGACTACCAGCATAGACAAGGCCAAGGAGCAGACAGGCGAATGGGGCAAGGCGCAAGAAGAGCAGATAAAGGCCACATCCGAACTTAACGATGCTATGAGCGCATTATTTGACGTTACAGACAAAGGTTTTGAGGGCGTTGTCGACCAAGCCAAGCTAATTGCTACCAAGTGGTTAACGGCTATCGTTAAAGGCTGTATAGACGTTGTGAATTGGGTTATTAACATGTACAACAAAACCCTAGCCGTTAGGTTGGCCGTGGCTAACGTTGTGGCGCAATTCAAAATATTGTTTGAAGTCGGCCGACTGCTAAACAACCTTGTAATAGATATGTTTAAAGGCTTTGGCCGTTTGCTCGATGCTTTTGTTACAAGCGTTCAAAGCGCATTCAAGGCTGTGACAGGCGTTTTGGCAGGATTTGGCGAAACGATGGAGGGCATTGTCAACTTTGATTTTGACAAGATAAAAAAAGGCGTGGATGGTATTCGCAATAGCATTACGAATGGCTTTAAAAATAGTCTTCTTAGTTTCGGCAAGGCAGTCAAACAAACTTCTGATGAAGTCAATAATGATGTAATAAGCGCAGGTAAGAATATAGGTAAGGCATTTATTGATGGTTTCAACTCTGCCACGAGCGGCAAGAAGTTGGATAACATCGTACTGCCACAATCGACAGCCACGAATGTAGAGCCAGAGAAAACAAAGACCATTACAGACTACACGCCGACAGACAACAAAAAAAAGAAAGTTGACAAATCCGCCGAGAAAGCGGCCGCGGCGGCCGAAAGGGCGTATCAAGAAACGCTAGCCGCCAAACGTAAAGCGGAGGATGCAGAGTTAGACCTATTGGAAGAGGGCTATGACAAGCAGCGCAAGCGCACCGAATATTACTACACTCGACAAGTAGAAGACTTGCAGCACTCATTAACTCTATTGAAGTCTAATGAGGTACAGCGGCGCACCGATATAACCAACACTATTGCCGCTTTGCAAGAAAAGCAAAATCAAGTGTTAAAGGATATGGAGGAAAAGCACGAAACAGAAATGTTGAAAGTGCAGGCCGATGCCATTAAACTCCGCCTAGATGCCGTGAAGAAAGGCAGTGAGCAAGAACAGCAATTGAAGTTAGAGTTAATTGAGAATGAGCGACAACAGGCACTAAAAGAAAATGCGGCCAAGCCGACAGACCAAAGACAAGATACTGGCGATATTAACGCGAAGTTCGATGCCAAGCGCGGAGGTGTGGCCGATGAGTATATAAAGGCGCAATTAGCCATATTTGACCAACAACAAGCATTGGCCGATAGTGAGTTTGAATTGCTAAAAAATTCAGAGGAACGCAAAACACAATATCGTTTACAGGCTGAAAAAGCGCGCTTGCAAAAAATTTTGGAACTCAACAAAATTGCAGACACTCAATTATCAGATATTGAGATTGCCACGATACAGAATACAATTAAGAAAATAGACCAAGAAATAGGCGAGAGCAAGAGTAAAGAGCAAAGTGGCTCTATCTATGGCATGTTAGGGCTTAATTTGTCAGACGAACAAAAAGAAGCTATTGACACATCGCTAAACTATGCGTTGGATGCTCTTAACACGTGGATTGCCGCAGAGGTGGCCGCAGCTGATGCAGAGGTAAAGCGCGCAGACAACAGGGTGAGCAATGCGCAAAAAGTGTTAGATACCGAGCGCGAGGCGCGTGCGAATGGATATGCCTCTAATGTGGAATATGCACAAAAAGAACTAGACCTTGCAAAGCGTAACCAAGAAAAGGCATTAAAGGAGCAGCAGAAAGCCCAAAAGGCACAAGCGGCTATTCAAGCGTTACAGCAGATAGGTAACTTGGTAACAGCCACGTCAACAATATGGTCGCAATTAGGTTTCCCGTGGGCTATTCCTGCAATAGCCGTTATGTGGGGTTCGTTCGCTTTCGCCAAAATAAAGGCAATGCAAATGACACGTTCACAATCAGAGAGTTACGGCGAGGGTACTGTCGAGTTGTTGGAGGGCGGCTCACATCAGAGCGGAAACGATATTGATTTAGGAACAAAGAAAGACGGCACTAAGCGCAGGGCAGAGGGCGGCGAGTTTTTCGCAGTGATAAACAAACGCAATTCCAAGCGTTATCGCAGGCTTATTCCCGATGTGATTAAATCGCTTAACAACGGCACGTTTGAGGAGAACTTCTCGAACGCATTTGCAGGCCGTGGAATTGAATTGACAATGAAACAGAGTGAGCCGAATATAAGCGAGTTAAACGACAATGTGCGCAGCATCCGCGAGCAGAATGAACGCAGAGTGTACAATGATGCGGACGGCACGACCATTATTCAGTATAAGAGTTTGACAAGAAGAATAAGGAGATAAGGAAATGATTAATCCGATTTATCAGTTTTACATAAGATTAGGCGATGTGGCGACAGAGTACGCCACACGGCCTATTTATAAGGATGATTTGAGTATAGACTTTGAACAAGAGTCGGGGCAAAAGTTTTTTCGCAAGAAAGTAAATGGCAAATTGACTTTTTTGCGTGAAGATTATGCGCTTATTATGAACGCACCATTTGATACGATTTACCACCTTATTATCAAAAAATCCGATGATTTCGGTAAGTCGTGGCAAAACTATTGGCATGGCAAGTTTATGCGCACAGATTGCACAATTGACGAGTTCGACAAAACGCTAACCGTGCAGCCTAGTATAACAGACGAGTACACGGAGGTCTTGGCGGGCTTAGAAAAAGAGTACAATCTTATTGAACTTGCGCCGCACATGGAAACACTATTGTTGACAAAAAGGCCGTTAATCCAAGTTTACAAAAAAGGTGATAAAATGGTATCTTGTTTCTTGTCTGGCTCAAACTGGGAGCAAGAAGTAAACGAGCGTGTCGACAATATTAGCAAATTGATTGATAAGTATCATTTTGCAAAAACATACGAGAATATAACCGCGGCCGTGTATGGTAAGGGTTATGGCGTTGACACAACTGAATATCACGGCACATATAATCTTACGGATACGCAGAATAATGGTAATAGCACAACGCACAAGTTAGTTAGGAGTGATAATTCTAGCTATACAATGGAATTGCAGATAAACAGAAATACAAATCATAGCTATATCCGCATATTAAAGAATGGTGAAGTAAAGTTTGAACAATATATATATACAAATGTTGAGAACGATGGAATACATGATGTTAAAAATAAGCCAAAGCAAGACCAATTCGTAACGCATAGCGTAAACGTTGAGATAACCAATGTAAGTGTTTTTTCACGGCTATTGCTAGACAAAACAAGCATTGTCGGCAAAAATACCTATCCGCTTGCAAGCGATGATTTGGTAGAAAACAATCGTAATTACCGTTACGCAATAGGCTACAATATGGGTAATATTGTTACCACATCGAGGGGCAGCAAAGAGCCTACCGAGTACGGCAAGCGAGAAGACGGCCTTTATTTCACACCACCACATAACATTGATAAGTTTTATCCAATAGGTAAGAATACGTGGAATATGGTTTCTTTTTGGTTCAAGTTCAAATTTGAGGACACATTCGCAGAGGTAGAGGGGCGTTCAGATATTGAGCTAAAAAACGCCTATGAACTAGGCAGCTGTATAGACGTACTATTACAGAAGATAAGCGATGTGAGATTTGAAAGTAACGCGACTTGTTCGCAATTTCTGTATGGTGATGTAAATCCTATTTCAAGACAAGAACAGCGTTTGTTTATCACGCCCAAAAGTAACATAATCATAAGTGAATACCAAGACCCAGCGCAAAAGGCTGTGTGTACCTTGCAAACGATATTCAGCATGTTACGCGATACTTGCCGCTGCTACTGGTTTATTGAAGATAAAAAACTACACATTGAACACATCAGCTATTTCAATAACGGCGGCACTTATGACGGACAAGCCGCAATAGGTTACGACCTAACAAGTTTGAAAAATCCGCGTAATGGCAAGCCGTGGAGTTTCGCAAGGGGCGAATACTCGTTTGATAAGTCCGATATGGCAGAACGCTATCAATTTAAGTGGATGGATGATTGCACCGAGCCTTTTGATGGTTTTCCAATTGAAATAAAAAGCAATTACGTTCAAAAGGGTAAGATTGAAGAAATTAACGTTGGTAGTTTTTCAAGCGATGTGGACTTAATTATGTTAAATCCGAAGAACATAAGTAAGGATGGCTTTGTCGTAATGGCGGCAGTTCAAGCGACTGCCACGAATAACGACCATAATGGCTATTTCTTGCACTATCATAACAAAAAAGATGGATATATAGATAATAAGTATCACATCAAAAAAGGCGTTAGGGGGCATCGCATAAAGCTTAGAATGTATGCAAAAAAACATGTAGAAAATGGTGTAGAGCAAAATGGCCTTTGGCTAGACTTAATTTATTGTCGCGGCGATGACAAGGAGGGAGCATTAATTAAAATTGACCCGTCTAATGAGTTGCAAGAGGTTTTTGTCGATATTCCCAAAGATGTAGACAGCATTATATTTTATTCGCATGGTTGGATGGCTATGGCTGTTGTGGATGCAAAAGTAGTTGATGGGTTGCGTGAATTGCCATTTTACGCGAAACAAATAGATAATGTTAAATATGCGTTGCAAAACGGCTATATGTCGTTTGCTTATTTGCAAGAAAAATTTTACAGACACGATTTGCCGGCTAGGTTAATAATCATGAACAAAGAGTACAATCATGCTATTAAAGTAGACAAGAAAAAGAAACAAACAATAACTTTCCCAACTGGATTTTTTGACCCAAACCCGCGTAAATTGGTAAAAACGTTACTAGGCAATGGCCAGTTTGAAAAAATATCCGTAAATTTGTGTAACAGGACGATTAAGGCAACTCTGAAATATGATACAGAATAACAATTTATCCCCATTGCCATTCTACAAGAATGATGAGTATTTGAGCCATAACAAGCAATATGCGTATGGCTCAATATATAATTTTTTCTGTGAAAATGGCATATTGCCGCCTTTCCAAATCGTAACAGAACATGGTATTAATGAAATTGAAAATGTTCAATTGTACGATAGGGATAACAATTTGATTGCAGACGTTACGGACGAGTTGAACAATGGTGGCCTTACGATTAAGCAGTTTGCGCAATACGGATATGACGTAATAGTATATCCGTCTTATCTGCCATTGTCAACAAATCTACAAATTGGCGTATTCTACTTAAAGCTGTTTGATGGCGTGGACAATTGGCGAAGTGAATACTTTACAAATGTAGCATCAACGGATGGTTTTATAAAGATTGAATGGTGGGACAACGATGATTTCGTTTTGGAAAACGGCCGTATTGTTTACGAGGGAGTGAAGTATCACAATGTGGTGTTCATTAATTCGCAAGTCGGTAAGCCCGAATATAAGTTTGTGGAGGAGGGTGAAACGCGTGATGGCTATTTTTTCCCCGAAAAACAGCTATCTGAAAAAGTTTACAAATTCACTTTCATTGCGCCCGAATACCTATGCGATGTAATGCGATTTATCAGAATGGCCGATAATGTGGTAATAACTGATGAACTAGGCCGCGAGTACGATTGCGATACGTTCTTAATTAACGTGAAGTGGCAGGCGCAGGGAGATTTGGCAAGTGTTGAAGTGGAGTTTGAAACGGCTACCATCGCAAAAAAGGTAGGGCGCGCTCACATGCTTTCAAAAGGTGGAGATTTTGAAAATCTTAGTTACAACAATGATTACAGCATTAACCAAGCCGGCGATGCTACTACAATAGTGTTGGAATTGAGTGTTTACGACAATGAAATGGCACGAATGGCGGCCGATACGACACTAGCATACGATGTGATGATAAGGGCGGATGCGTATCTGCTAGATGGCAATACGGACAGCCTTATAGGAATTATCCCCGCGGGGCAGAGCCTTGCAGTTATAGCGGCAAGTGATAGTATCAATTATTTCGATAACGTCCGAGTTCAGAAATTGAACAACAAAGACAATACGAATTATATAATTAAAACAAAATAGTTATGGCAAAGAAAGATGCTTTGAAAACGGCCATTAAGAATGTTATTAAGAACAACGGCCGCCAAGAGATAACGGGAGATATATTGCAGAACATTCTTGTTAGACTTGTAGACAATTCCAGTGAAGATAACGAGTATAATGTGAGTGCGGCCAATGCGGATAGTTCATTTGAATTAGCCGCGGCCATTGCACAAGTTCCGCAGGACTACAAAAAGGGCGGTTTGACGATAAAGTTTATCGAAAAATCGTCTAACGAATATGTAATGTACTACAACAAAAATGGTAGTTGGAGTACTGATGTTAATGATTGGGTAAATCTTCAATCTACGAAAAAAACTACAATGACAATCGAGGAACTTAAAGCATTTCCATCGTCCGTTGAAGATGCTATTAAGTTCTTGAAGAACAACAAAGATGCGAGTATTATTGTACTAAGCAAATACGGCCGCGCTGTTGGAACATTAAGCATATACGGCAATTTAAGCAGTTTTACTTTGATTGAAGTCTTTGAAACACAGCTAAAAGTAAAGAGTGGCTACAATAGCAGTGAAATTAACGGTAGTCCGCGCAAATATTGGCGATATTATGGCTTAGATAACTATGGAGGTGGTGTAGTTAATCGTGGCGAGTGGTCTGAATGGTCTGAAATGGTAAGTAAGCCATTTGAAATATTACAATCGCGCTTAGGAAGTGTGGTAGACGTATATAACGGCTCACCCACTGGTGGTGTAACAACAATAGGCAGAGTATTACGCGAAATTGGCGACAGCTATGAGTTTAGAAACAAGGTAATGCTTATTAGTCTTGTTAATGAAGTCACGAACAAACGCACATTATATTATTGTAATGCTGACACTTTTTCAAACAACGAAAGCGATTGGGTAGAAGTTGGCAAGGGCGGAAATTTCGATGAACTTGTCAACGATGCCAAAAGGAAGATACAGGAGGCTGTTGACCACGCAAAAACTATCCAAAAAGGAGAAAAGGGCGACAAGGGCGACACTGGTTGGCTAAGACTTGTCAACCACGGCACGGCCGACACTACATTTGCACTTACGCCTAATGCGATGCACGTTTGGGGGCAAGTTGCACAGCTAAGATTAACGCTAGGTGCGGCAGTTCCTAACATTGTTAACGAATATGCGTTTGAATTTCAGTCGCCTGCCACACCAACAAACCTATCATTGCCGGCTACATTGAAGTGGTACAATGGTTATGTTACGCCAGTTCGAGCGAACAAACGCTACCAAGCTAGCATCGTTAATAACGTTATAATCATGGGAGAGGTAGAGTAATGCACAGAAGAATAATGATGATGAGGAGTGACCTCGATATGTTATGCGTGGATGGTGTAAACTATTCGGTACAGCCCGATAACGAGATATGGTACACCACCACCGACAATAACAAATCGGATAATGCGGCCGTATTGAACAATTATGGAGGTGACAGGGATATAAAGATATTGGCACATGTCTTTGAAAATGGAGTTTGGAAAGTAAAGGCAGATAAGCCGATACAAAGAATACCTGAAAGTTACATAAGGTACGCGCCAACAATAGTTTCAATATCATTGCCAAGACAAGTGTTCAGTTTGGGGGCGTGGTCAATGGGACTTTTGCGAAACAGCCAGTATTCACAGAACTTGCGCACCATTATATTGGCTAGTATTCCAACATCTTTTAATGACAATTTCCCGCCATTTGCTTGCGGAGATTTGAACATATATGTTCCACGTGGAAAGAAAGCCGAATTTATCGCAACAAAAATATTAGAAAGAACACCATCAAACAAAGTATTTGAATGGGGGAGAGTAAAATAAAAGAAAGGGTAAAAGTATGATAAGAATTTTATTTGTTTTGCTCCTTAGTCTGTTAACGAATGTAAACGGGGGGGGTAAAAATATGAGTTTAACAAGGCTAAGACTTATGCGACAAGCATGGGGAGAACAAGAAATGAAGTTTACAGACCCTTACGCTCAACAGGTGTTTAAAGATAGGTTGGAAAATCTATCTATTAATAATATTCGTTCAATAGAGAGAATGCCAAGTGAGAACAAAACATTAACGGGTGGTTTGTTTGTTGGTTCAACGGAGATAAGAAGTTTTGAAGAGTTGAAATTCTTTACAAGCTTAAAATATCTTGTAAGGGATTTCTATAATTGTCCAAATTTAGGAGGTATAATAACTATTCCGAGTAGTCTAGTTGAAATTATTGGAGCATCTATTTACAAAACGCAACTAACAGGGATAGAATTTCTTGCACAAAACTTTAAGTGGGGGCATGGTGCGATTTGGGAATGTAAACAACTGAAATGGGTAAAAATGCACTCTATTGAAGTTCCACAGAAAAGTACACCAAACAACCAGTATTTGTTTGATTTCTCGATAGGAAATAACACATGGAAATTGTATGTACCAAACGAAAGTGTTGAGAAATATCGTGCCGACTATAATTTTCAAAATCTAGGTGACAGAATTAGGCCAATGAGCAAATTTAAATAATAAGTTATGAGATACGTAGACGATAAGGGCAATTTCGCCAAAAATGAAATTGTATTAGATGGTATGTTGGTTTTAAACCCAACGGCCGAGCAGTACGAGAAAGCAGGCTACACACAATTTGTTGAGCCTATGCAGACGGCAGAAGACGAGTTAAGAAAGGCCATTGCCGCCAAGATTGAAGAGATAAAGGAGTATGACAAATCGACAGAGGTCAACTCTTTTTCTCTCGACGGGTTCAACGCATGGATAAATCGAGAAGACCGCATAGGCACGCGCAAGGCCATTGAACTTGTTAAAAGTGGTGGTAAGCAAGAATGCGAGATTTGGCTGCAAGGTGTCCAACTGAAAGTAAATTGTGATTTGGCTTTGAGGTTGTTGGATGAAGTAGGCCGTTACGCTTATGATGCCTACAATTGCACACAATCGCACATCCACGCAGTTGGCTTGTTAAAGTCGATTGAGGAAGTCAACAATTACGACTATAAGAAAGGTTATCCCAAAAAACTCGAACTCAAAACAACCTTGTAACATGGCGATAGCAAGTGCAATTATTATAAGTGCCTATCTTATCATTATGGCACTTTCTTACGGCGTTAAAAAGTACGTAAGTGACAATTATTATATAGGTAAGTGGCCGTGGGCGTTCTCCACGGCCATAGCCGTAAGCGGTGGACTATTATTGCCGCCCATGCTCGACAAGGGCGGCAGTGTTCAATTTTTAGCATTGTTTGCCGTCTTTGGCCTTATGATGGTGGCCATATCGCCACATTACAAGGTAGAGAGGATGCACAGCGTAGGGGCGATTATTGCGCTAGTCTGTGGTGTAGGTTGGGCGTTATCATTCCATCCAATACCAATAATATGCGTTATAGCCTTATGGTGCATATACTACTTATTGAAGTTACCTAGACCTTATTACATTGGTGAAGTAACAGCTTTCGTAATAATATACATAACTACAATACTATAATTATGTTTGATAAGATTTTCACGTTAGAACAAGTGCGGCTACTGATAGTTAGCACTATTGCGCCAATATTGGCGTACTACACAGCCACTAGTACGTACATATACGCGCTAGTGTTGGTTTTTGGGTTCAATATTTGGGCAGGCATGCGCGCCGATGGCGTGGCCATTAAGCGATGCCGCAATTTTTCGTTTAGCAAGTTCAAAAACGCGCTAGGCGAATTATTGCTGTACGTAACAATCATATACGTAATATATACGGTTATGAGTTTACAGGGCGATAAGAACGTTTCTTTGATTGTGGTTAAAACGCTAAGTTACATTTTTGAATATGTGTACATACAGAATGCGTTCAGAAACTTAGTTATTGCTTATCCGCGGAGAATGGTGCTACACATCATATACCACGTTATCCGCTTTGAGTTTACTCGCGCACTACCGGCACATGTTAAGGAGATTATAGAGCGGTACGAGCGTGAACACCCCGAAGAAGTAGAATTTGACAAAAAGAATAAAGTAAAATGAGCAGAGAAGAATTAGCTAATTATATTAAGACGGCGCAATGCGGCCGCCAAATAAAGTATCTTATCGTGCATTGTACGGCCACGCGCGCAAATGTAGTGGCCAATGTGCGTGTTATTGACGAGTGGCACAAGGCACGGGACTTCCACAAGCAGCGAATGAGCGGCCATTATTGCGGCTATCACTTCGTTATAGCACAGGATGGCTCGATAGAGGTGGGCAGGTATCTCAACGAGATAGGCGCACACACGCCTAACTACAATACGCCAAGCATTGGAATATGTTACGCAGGCGGCCTTGATGCGCAAGGCAGACCAGCCGACACGCGAACGCCCGAACAAAAGGCCGCTTTGGAATGGCTTTTAACGCAACTGGTAGCGCGCTTTCCTAACATTCAGAAAATCGCAGGTCACCGCGATTTCAGCCCCGACAAGAATGGAAATGGAATTATCGACAAATGGGAGTACTTGAAAGATTGTCCGTGTTTCAATGCTATTCCCGAATACAAGCACATTCTTAAAAAGTAAAGCGATGATAAGAATTAAAAGATATATTTATTTAATTGCCGCCCTTGCCATTATTGGCCTTATCGTGGCAAATTGTATTGGTTGGCGGCTAGCAGGCCGATACAAGCAAAAAGAAAGTGTACAACGCGCTAATGTCGGTGCGCTCATGCAGGATGTAGAGCGTTACAAGGTTAATGACAGCCTTAACGCGGTGCGTGTGCATGGCTTAACGCTAACAATAGAGGACTTGAAGAAGTATCGCCCCGATGATGTCGAGTTAGCCAAAGAAATGGACGTTAAAAACAAACATCTAGGAAGTGTTACGCACATGAATACGCGCACGACTACTAGAATAGTCACACGTGTGCGCGATAGTATAGTATATGTTCATGGCGATACGGTCTATAAAACCGATACATTGCGATGTTTATCAACCGCCAATAAGTGGTTTCGGCTCGATGGTTGTATTAATAATAAAGGCCAGTTTGTCGGCGCGCTCCAAACGTACGATAAGTTACGGATAATCGAAGAAGTGCGATACAAGCGTTTCCTTTTTTGGCGAACAAATAAAATAAAAAGCCGAAAGGTGAACGCGGTTAGCGACAATCCAAATACGACAATTACCGATATAGAGTTCATACAATTGATTAAGTAATTTCATATTATTTGTTTTTTGAGGTTAGAAAAGTACCATACATTGGTTTAGGTGGCGGAGTGTCGTGAGATACTTCGCCATTTTTAGCATTATAATATGTGGCCACTATTTATAAGTATAGTGTTATGCTTTATTGTTTTGGTTAAACGAAGTTAAAAACAACACGAACCCAAAATATTATGTCCGAAAGTTTTGGTAATTCGGTTTTTCTTTGTACATTTGCAATGTGATTAATAAACAACACGACCGACACGGCGGTTTCCGTGAAACAAATAAAAAACAAAAAGATGAAAAAGTTTATTGTTAGAATTACAGAAGAAAGCAAAAAAAATGGTTGGAACGTTCTTAGCGACAAAGAATTTAAGTTGTTCCGTGATGCCAAAAAGTTCGCATTAGAACAAGAACAAAAGTTGCAAAGTGATTGGCGTTTAATTGCTCGCTATGAAAAAGCATTTAATTTTAAATGCACATTTGCAAAGGACGAAAAAATAAGAACACTATCAATAATTAAGAAGTAAAACAAAAAAGCTGCGCTATCGGCATGACGGGCAATTATTATGAAATACCTAGCAAAACAAAATAAATTCAAAGCCTATTTTGAGGTGAAGTTTACCGAAAAAGAAATGCGTGGTTTGTCTAATCAAGAAAAAGAACTTATACGCTCAAATAATTATAGCCGTCTCTTTATACAAAAAGAGAACGACAAGAAATTAGAGAAATATGTTCTTTTTATAGAAAAGGACAATTTGGGTAAAAAAAGATTGTATGGTATGACGAAATGGCAGATAATTTGCCCAAATAAAAAAGACGTTACGAGTAACCAAAGTGTTAATAATTCTAGTATTTGGTTTCTGCCGTTTAGGAACACTTATGGAAATATTTACTTTATGCGTGGTGAGTATGAAGTAAAAATATTTAGCCCTATATCACTAGGTTACTTGTTTGGTCACACAACCAAACTACCATAACAATAAAGCCCCTATATTGGTAAAACGATATAGGGGCTTTTGTTGTATAATCAGGAAAATATAACAACAAAGCTAAAAATAATGCGCAAAAGTTTTGGTAATTCAAATAAAAGTAGTACCTTTGCATTATGTTAAGGTTGACACAACTGGCTAAGCAGTTACTTAGAAATTTAAAAACAAAAAAAAGTATGAACACCTACCACATTACTTACAGCTACAAGCTAAATGGTCGTATTTTTGTTGTTGACTGCAACATTGAAGAGGTACACAAATCTGATATTAAGCGCGGCGACACTATTCTGTCAGATAATGGCAATACGAAAACGATAGGCAGGCAAGATATATCGTTTGATAGTTTTTTAGGCCGCTGTATATGTGGCGATAGCTACAAGCTAGGCAAAAAATTGGTTAAGCGAGTGACAAACCTTAAAATGGGGACACCGACACAATTTGGATATTAGTCCCTAATATAGTTACTATCCGCCCGTTGTCAATAACGATAGGGCGGATAGTTTGGCCACAAAACTAAAATTACACAGACACAAATGCGAATATATAAAGATAGATTTTTAAGGGCGTTAGCCAACCGAGCAAAATGCCCTTACTATGTAGTCGATGAAAGAATATGCGACTACTTATTATACACAGGCGCAATTTGCGACGAATATTTAAAGGGGAGAAAAATAAAGGATAACATCGCCGAAAACACCCCTTTTCTTTTGGTTTGTGGAGTTTTCAAAGAAATAGGCATAAGTAAGCCTACTTGCGAGGACTTTGCGAATTTGATGCGGTGTACAATTATGGGCGATAGTATATGCCCTGAATGTGGCGGCGATTGCGATGTTATTGATGGCGAATACAAATCGAGTCAATTCGACCGCGACACAGAACCCGAAATTACCACAAAATGGGAGTTGTATGAGTGTCGTGATTGTGGTTGTAAATTTTATAGATAAAAAAATATATGGAAAGGAAAGATTTTTTTTTAAAAAAAGCCTTTGTAAAGGCTGAAATGAACGGCAAAAAGGTGTTTAAAAAAGACCTTGCTGCCAAGCTGTGGCCAAAGGGTACGCCCTCTTCTCAACAGGTCAATATGACCAAACTTTTGAGCGGCCGTATATGTTACATTTCCCCCGAATGGGTAAAAATAATCTGCGAGGAACTGGAATGTACTGCGGATTTTCTCTTTGGATTGAGTGATGAGTAAGTTTATTAAAAAAGTGTGCGATGTGGTGTGCGGTGCGCACCAATTGCAGATAATAAGGCGCATCTTGTATGTACTCATTACATCGTGCGTGTTATTATCGCCATTAAATGGCGGCTTGCTCATATTGGCCGTAATTGGCTGTGTGGGTATGGCCTTTGTAAACTCTGAAATAGAGGAAAACGAAAAATAAAGATGGAACAAAAAAATAATATGCCCGATATGATGGGCGCAATAAGCGGACAAGGCGAGCAATTGCCGCCATTCGCAGAAATGGGGCAAGAAAAAAGCCAAGTGGTTGAGTTGCTCCAAGGCGTAACGAGCGAGGAAATAAAGAGTATTTTCTTTGACAAGGACGCACTTGTCGAGCCGCCTTACAGAGTATTCCAGTTGAATAGTAGTGGGCATCGTTACTATTACCGCTTTAATGAAGACGGAGAGCCGCAATTTTATCCAAGCGTTACCACGATTTTAAGCCAAACGATGCCGAATAACCCTTACTTAACTAAGTGGATAGCGGATAAGGGGTTTGACGAGGCAGAGCGGTACAAGATGGAGCGAGCCAATTACGGCACTTTCATGCACGCGCAATTTGAAAAATTGCTTATTCAACGCACATACGATTTGGATGGGCTTAAAGACGAATTGCGCGAATACATCAAGTATAATCGTTTGCCCGATGATTTCATACATTATACAGATGAACTGAAAAAAGATGTGTTGGCATTTGCTCAATTCGTACTTGATTACGATGTTAGGCCGCTAGCCGTTGAAATTGCGCTCGTACATCCAATATATAACTATGCCGGCATGATTGACCTCCCTTGTACTATGGCCGCGGCAAAAGGCAGTGACAAGCGAATAACGGCAATAGTTGACTTCAAAAGCGGCCGCAAAGGATTTTACCCCGATTATGAAGTACAATTACACTTGTATAAGATGATGTGGGAGGTTAATTTCGAGAAACACCCAATTGATAAGGTATTTAATTTTGCCCCGAAAGATTGGCGAAAATTTCCAACTTATCACTTGAAAGACCAAACGGACAGCGTTGAGAAATTGAAGATACCGCATTTGTTGGGGTTGGCCGAAATTGAGGACAAGAAACGCGATAACACCTTTGTAGCGTGTAGCGGCGTTGTTTCGCTCGAAACTAACGACTTGACGAGCAATGTTATTAGTTTGTCACTTTCGGAATTGATAAAAACAAAGGCCAATAAGGACGATAAGCCGAACGATGATAAGGCAATTTCAGAGAGTGACGTTATTGCACAAAATGCAGAGAATGAACGAAATGTGTTAAATTCAGAACGCCAAACGTTAAATTCAGCACAAAAACAAGCCGAAAAGAACGAAAGTGAGAAAATTAGCATAAGTTTGAAACTTGATTTAAGCAATATGTGATTATGGACGGACGAATAAAACGGCCTAGCCCCGATAAGGGGTTAGCCTTGCCAAGAATAGGCTCTTTGCATGTGGGCAAAAAAGTTGTTGGCAGAAATGGCAAAGAATACCCTACAAGTACCGATTTTTTCATACCAAGTGGCAAGTATGCGGCTTTGTTTACAAAAGCTTTCGGCGAAAAGCCGTCAACCATTCAAATTGTTTTCCCCGACAACTCTCCAGAAAAAGTATGCGCGGAGCGGTACGAATATAGGGACGATGCTGGCGGCCTTGTAGCTTATGGTGATGGCCAAGCATTTAACGTTTGGAATGGGCAAAAATATGTGACCTACCAAATAGCGGACTATCCTGACTTGATGGCAGGTATAGCGAGAAAATACCCCAATCGAGCCGCGCGCGCTGGCTTTGATGGTTGGAATGTAATTTTAACGCTAACTTTTGTTATCCCATCCGTGCGCGGTGTGGCAGGTGTGTGGACTTTCACGACAAAGGGCGCGGCGAGCAGCATCCCACAAGTACGCAATACCTTTGATGCAATTCTGCAAGAAAAAGGCTTTGTGCGTGGAATAATCTTTGATTTGAACGTTAAATTTGCCACATCGCAAAAGCCTAACAACAATAGCCGTTATCCAGTCGTTTCGCTTGTACCGAACGAAAGCGAGGATAATGTGGCATTAGTTAAGCAGGCATTTTTACCAATAAATGCGCCAATTTTAAAGACAGAATGAAAATAATTTATAGAAATGCTTGTAAGGTAGGATATTATTTACTATCTTTGCAAACATTAAGACAATAAACTTCCTTCATGTGGCCACTCCACTTAGTTTTGTTTCATCTTTTCTGGGTGGGTGGCCTTTTTAAAATGAAAGAATTAGCTTATACCATCACGATAAGCAAAAATATATTGCAATGCAACTCGATCCCTATCTTCAAAGTGTGTGATGGCCTTTGTTGATGGGGGTCTTTTCTTTTAAAGTTATGGAACAAAATAACTTAATTATCCGCCATAACAGCGGCGGTAACTTTACCATCCTCAACAACGATATTCTGCAAGATACGAATATGACGTTTTTTGCAAAAGGTCTTTTGTGCTATCTTTTGAGTTTGCCAAAAGATTGGCAGGTGAGTGTAGCGCAAGTGGCCGACAAGTTCGGCGAAAAGGAAAGCCGTATTTTAAGGGCTTTTCGCGAGTTAATTGACCTAGGTTATTGTATGCGCAAGGCATGCCATGAGAACGGCCGCTTAAAGGGTCAAAGGTACTATGTTAGCGATGTAGCTGGCGTGTTTGGCGAGATTGAAAGAAAGCCAAAAGAGCCAAGTCTTTTTGACGAGAATACAGCCCCCCAAAAAAAAGGCGATACTGAATGCACAGCCCCCCAAAAAAACTCGCACACTGAAAATACAGCCCCCACAAAAAACGGGGGGGCATATACAAAAGACAATATTGTAGATACAAAAGAAAATTATAATAAGAACAAAAAAACGCTTTTTTCCGAAAATTCGGTTTTGGCGGATATTGATTTTGTTTTAGGAAAATTCGCAGGTGTCGAATACGAGGAAGTTGATATAGTGTACTACTATCACGCTGTGCGAGATTGGAGCGATAGCAGCAATACGAAACGAACTGAAAACGGATGGTTAGCCACTATTCGGAGTTTTATTCGCACAGATATAGAGCGCAATAAATTACACAAGAAAACACAATATAGGGCGGATGCCGTTATAGCGGATGAGGCTCTACAATTTCTAAAAATGTAGTGCGTATGAATGAGATAATTATAAGCAAGAATTTGCCCGAAACGCGCAAAAGCGTGGCCTTAATGGTTCAAAAGCCAAAGGCAGGCCAAAAGGCTATCGAGGTGCGCAGGGCTTTGGCTCAATTGCCCGAAACCCTTTCGGGTCTTTCAGAACAAGAACGCGAGATTTTTTCGGCAAGCGTAAAAAAGCAGATTGGCGACTATGATAATGCGCTAGAATTAACAGCCTATATTAAGCCTTTATTTAAGTACATTGCTAAGGATGTCGGCTACACCATACCAAGCAAGGAAGAAGAATGGAAATACATCCAAACGCGCATTTTGGATATATTGCGCAAGTATTTCGCAAATTTGACTTTGAACGATATTAAGCTAGCATTTGAGTTGACAGCAATAGGCGAACTAGATGTGTTTTTGCCGAAAAACAAAGACGGCAAAGCGGATAGTGGGCATTATCAGAATTTCAACGCGGAGTATTTCGCCAAGATTTTGCACGCGTATCAAGAAAAGCAAGGGTGTGTTTTTGAAAAAGTGTTTAAAAACACTGCTACAATTGCCATTGCCGATAACTCTGCCAAAGTGGCACAAAAAAAGTTCCAAAAGCTACTTGTGTATGCCTTTTATCATTACAAATATCGTGGCTACATGCTGGATTTGAGCGCACCTCAACAAATAATGCTATATAGCATATTGCACAATCTAGGATTTATCACGGCCGTTTTGTCGGACGATGATTTAAAGCGGTCTATGGCAGAAGTTCGCAAACAAATTGCAATGAACATAATAAAGCCCTTTCAGGCTGGAATTATAAAGGCTAGGGGCGTGGAGCATGATGCAGTTAAGGCAGGCGCGGTAAAATTCGCACAATATAGGGCAATAGTTGAATGCTTTGACGAGTTATTAAGTAACGAAATTCAAATAACTGATTATATAGTTTTGTGATAATGAAGATAAATTGGAGATTACAAGATACTATTTTCACAAAAGATAAAGGTAAGGTTTTTTCTTGCTTTGCTTGTGGGGGGGGGGAGTACAATGGGCTATAAACTAGCAGGTTACGATGTTATAGGCTGCAATGAAATTGACAAAAAGCTAATGGCAATGTACGTTGAGAACCATGCGCCAAAGTATAGCTTTTTAGAGCCAATTCAGACGTTTAAGGACAGAAACGACCTACCAAGCGAATTGTACAATTTGGATATATTGGACGGCTCACCGCCTTGCAGTACATTCTCAATGACAGGCCAAAGGGAAAAGAATTGGGGCAAGGCCAAGAAGTTTCGCGAGGGTCAAGAAGAGCAAGTTTTGGACACGTTATTTTTTGACTTTATTGAACTAGCAAAAAAGTTACAGCCCAAAGTTGTCGTGGCCGAGAACGTAAGGGGGCTTTTGTTGGGCAACGCAAAAGAATATATGCGAAAGATATATGAGGACTTCGACAAGGCTGGTTATTATTGCCAATATTTTTTGCTAGATGCCGCCAAGATGGATGTGCCTCAACATAGGCGGCGTGTATTCTTTATATGCTTGCGAAAAGATTTGGCTGGCCAATTCCTTGCGGATGTTGATTTGTTCACAAAGATGCCAAAGTTAGATATGAACTTTAACGGCCGCGGCATACCATTCCAAGAAATAGAGGATAAGGGCAATTTTGAATGTCCTATATATCCAAGTTACAAGGAATGTTGGGATAAAAGGAAATGGGGTGATTATTCTCTATCTGATGCCGCAGAGCGCGCGACAGGTATATATAAATTCTATTCTACGAATATTATTTATAAATGCAAAATAATGAAAACAATAACGACCAGTAGAACGGCTAATGTGTTGTATCACGAGCCACGTTTTTTAAATTCTATTGAAGTTATAAGGGCATCAAGTTTCCCAATTGATTACAATTTCTGTGGCAACGATGTGTTCTACACGTGCGGCATGAGTGTTCCGCCATACATGATGTATCACATTTCAAAAAATATTTATAACCAATGGTTAAGTAAGTTATAGAATTATGGAGAAAAAGAATTTATCAATTAATTGCATCATAGCAATAGACCCAGGGGCAAGTAATGGCGGCATTTGTGTGTTTCGTCCAAAAGAAACGCCTAGGTGCGTAAGGATGCCAAAGGATTTGCGCGATTTGCGCGACTTTATCGCCTATTACAAAGAGTTCACCAACCCAATCGTTTTTGTTGAAAAACTTAACGTGCGTATAGACGATGCAGAGGAAAATAGGGGCAAATTGTTTCGTATTCAGACGATGCTCGCAAACTTCGAGCAGATTAAGGCCGTGTTAACTCTATTGGATGTGCCTTATTGCCTTGTGCATCCTATGAAGTGGCAAAGTAGGCTTAATCTTCGTAAGGTAGGCCGTTACGAGGAGAAAAGCGAACGAAAGAAACGCTACAAGGAGGTGGCGCAAGACCTTTACAAGGGCGTTAAGGTCACTCTTTGGAATGCCGATGCGCTGTTAATTATGCACTTTGGCAGGGTCGTTTTAAACAATGATTTGAGTTGGCTGTTAGAGAATATACCACGTAATACACATAATAAGTTATTCTAGTATGGACAATAGGAGATTTACTCGCGATGTAAGCCACTTCGACACATTAACTCGCGAAATGCTGTGCCATATGTGCCGCAATATCATAGATTATAATGCAATGTATGATAATAGTATAGTATCGTTCGCACAATTCTTAGACAAGGTGCGCCAATTGCGTTATACGCAGCGGCGCGCGGCTAGAAATGAAGACTTACAGGCAAAGCGAGAAATGCAAGAAAAAGAGATTGACGAGATTTTAAACCGCTTTTTTAGCGCACAATTGACTATTTTTAGTGGAAAATGCACTTTTCTGCAAAAAAATAATGCTTAAAAAATTTGGCGGTTTGAAAATTATTAGTAACTTTGCATTGTGATTAATAAACAACACGACCGGCACGGCGGTTTCCGTGAAACTTTTAAAACTAAAAAAAGATGAAAAAGCTAGTTATTATCGAGAGAATTAATGCTACTACAAGTGAAGAGGTTAAGGAGCAAGTTGTAGACCAAATGAAGAATTGGGGCTACAATGTAGTAGCCAATGAAGAACAGGCACGTAATTTTTTCCTTGCTGAATTTGGCAAGGAAATGAGTACAGAAGTTGCTCAAGAATTTGCTGTTGATGGCGAAGTAAATTACGGCTACCAAAGCACAATATACGTTGAAATCAAAGCACACTATTGTGATGCTGGTAGTGATGATTACCTTTACACGGTAGAAGTTACCGAGGACTAAAAAACATACCTCACGGCAAAAGCCGTGGGGTATAACCTATTATATTAATCGAGCGAAACCGCTCACAAAAAAGATGATAAAATATGTATATTAAGAAATTAGAGTTATTGAACTTCCAAGTTATCAAGGAATTTAATGCCGACTTTGAGGGCAATGTTTACTTCATTACCGGAGATAATGAGTTAGGCAAGTCAACGCTTTTGAAAGCTATTGGCGCACTACTTACAGGCGAGCGCGATGCCGTTTTGCGAAAGGGAGAAGAAAAGGGCTTTGCCAAGATGGTTGTTGGTGATAGTGGTAAAGAGTACGAAGTAAGCTTAAAGTTTACCAAGGCCAATCCACGCGGCGTGCTGTCAATCAAGGGCGACAAAATGCAAAGCAGCA